ACTTGTTTTGCACATTTTTCTGCTGCTGTATCAACAGCATTTTCTACCTCTAATGAATAACTGTTGAGCATTTGCTCAAGCTCATTGTCAAATTCATCTGCCGTCATTTGATACTCCGTAATCAATTAAAGTAAGAAATGTTGCAGGCGGCGTTGTTTCTCTTTTGGGCTGAACACGGTCGATTATATAGCTATTATCACCGATTACAGCAAGGCTGTTAATTTTTATATCTCTTGTATAGGGAACATGAACAACCTTTGAAATAGCTTCTCCTGCGGTCTTAGCGGCATAATGCCGCTTATAGCCGATATTATCTTCACCGAAATTATAAGATATTCCCTCAATAAGAATTTCTCCATCAAAAAATGTCAGTATTTCAACATTCTGCATTTCCCTGAAACTCCTTTACACGGTAATGAAGATGTAAATCATTAATATCAGTAAGATAATTTTCAGACCACATATTGAGTATTTGACCGTTCGCATATATGCAATAACTTTTGAGCAAAGCTCTTGCTGCTCTGTCAGCATCATAATCGATTTCTGTTCCGGCAATATTATTGATTTTATAAATGCCGTCTGTTATGTAGCTTTCAATACGGGATATTGTGACCGGGCTTGAATCGATAGAATATCCAAGCTCGGTCAGAATTTCGCTTTTAAGCTCTTCAGTTATGACAAAGCTCATTCAATCAGCTCCTTAAGCTGAAGTTTTTGTAATTGCAATTGTTCCGAGATTAACGGCACTACCGTTAACATCGAATGTCTCTGTCTTGCTGTCATAACCCTCGCCCGATACTGTCAGTGTATATACGCCGTTTTCAAGAGCAGGGATAAAAACAACACCTGTGCCGGTATCGACAATACAAGCGCCGACTGTTTCACCCGCTTCATTGGATACGACAACCTGTGCGATAGTTTTCGGTGTTACCGTAAGTCTTACTTTGAATTTTGTCGCCTGCATAATGTTAACATCAAGAGTTGCGGGCGAAAGTTCGCTGATATCAAGGCGGATAAAACTTGTTGAATCCTTCGGGCGGCCATTACCAAGAAGCTTGTTTTTATAGATACGCATATCCTCAGCAAACTCTGTTTCATCGGAGAATGTGATTTTGCCAGTCTTTCCGCCGATTACAATGCCAAGAAAATATTTCTTGCCGATTCCGAAAGCAGCTTCGCCTCTATCAACTGAAGCTTCCTGAATAAATCTGACGGGAAGAGCTGTTCTTGTCACATAATCACCTGTAGCTGTACGAACTGTAACTGAAGGAACGATATTCTTATAGTAGTCAAGAGGATTGACAACCATAATTGCTTCATGTACAGCTCTTGCTCTGCCTGTTTCATCAACAGCAATTTCCGCAAACAATGTACTGAGAGTTTCACAGCTCAGGTCACTGATAATAATAGCTTCTTTGAGAGGATATTCACCGTTAACAACGGCTGCTTCAGGGGAATTGTCACGCAACATACCGATAGGCTCATTCTTACCGTTGCCTTTAATGATAGCATAACACATTGCCTGACCGACCGATTCAACCATAACCCTGCGCACATAAGCATCCACCCATTCAGGTCCAGCTTCAACCATATCCATAGAAACAGGCAATACCGCTGCGAGCTTTTTAGCAGTAATATCAAAGACCTGAATTTTTCCGTTAAGCTTCTTACCGATTGCAGAACCGAGTTCTCCCCATTCTGCGAGCTGAACTTCCTGACCATTTATAATCATCTTTGTTACAGTGGATGATACATTAAGGTCAATAGCATCAAGAAGTTCAAAAGATGTTCTGAAGCCTTCCGAAACAGAATCAATAAATGTCTGAGGATATGCATCCGAAATGCCCTCAAAAGCTTTTTCAATGTCACCTGTTGCCGCGGCCATTGCAAAAGCTTTAAAGAATTTTCTTTCTTCGGCTGTCAACTGACGGTGACCACGAGCGGCAAGGATTGCAGCATCCTGCGACTCCTGATATGCGGACACATCATCCATAATACTCTTGTGGAGAGTGTCACCGAATTCGGAAATAAGGCTTATGATGTCATCGGGATTCTCACTTTTGAGAGCATCAACCATCTTGTTTCTGAATTCCATTTTGATTACATCCTGTGATTTCATAGAAATTTACCTCCTAAATTTTAAAAGCGCCCTGCAACATCTGCATGACGCTTTTCTTTGTTTCTTTTTTTTCTGTAGAAAAAGATTTAATAACTCCTGCGGCTTTTTGTGCAGGCACGGCTACGAATGACCACTCGTAAGCATCCTGCGGATCAGAAAGCAAGTAAGCGCATTTTTGACCGTTATAGACCTTTCCTTTCTTATGTTCGCAGCCTTCGGTTTTTATGTTTTTTCCGCAAACAGAACAGATTATCTCTCCAACGGAACAGCCGACACTGGTTTCCTTTTTAATTCCTGCTTCAATTTCAGCAATAAGGTCTTTATTCTTTTCTGTTCTGACCATATATGCTTTTGCCTGAATATAAGTGTATGTCTCGCCATCATCAGTTTTCTTTAATTCGTCGGTTAATACTTCCGTTGAATAAATCCTTGCTGTCTGATCTTTGCTATTCATATTGTGATTGAAAATACCTGTTTTACCTTTATAAAGCTCCGCGAGCTTATGCAGCGCAGGAATAGTAAACTTCTCAATATCCCTGTCAACTTCATTGTCGCATAAGATAATCTTAAATGTGAAAATCTCATCTGCTGTAAGCTCTTTAATCGAATACTGATTTATAAGCTCAAGCTCTTCAAGAGAAACATCAGTATTTTTTTCAATTGCAGAATTGTTCTCTCTCTCCATTCGTTTCACCACCTTTCACCGTAAATTTGTAAAAAAGGCGATTTATTCGCCAGTGTTACCTTTGGATTCTTTTTGATTTGCAATATTCTCAACAAAAGCATTATTAAGGGTCATGTAATGCTGTTTTGACCACCATGTATTCAACGGAGTTTCGCCGAGCTTTTTCAATAATCCGTCGATGCTATAAAGGCCTGTTCCGAGAAGATTGTTGAGAGTTCCTGCAACGTCCATAAGGTCAAAATGCTTTATAGCAGTTGTGTCAATTTTAACTGAGTAACCGTTAAGAATACCTATTTCACCGTATCTCTTTCGGTTTATCTCACTTTCAATTATCTCTACAACCGGGGTTATTCCTGTTGTTATTGCTTCATCAAGAGCACTATCAAGATTTGCAACATTTCCTAACATTAAAGTTGATGGAATTTTGACAGCCTGTCCCACCTTTGCAAAAGCCTCGTTTGTTAGATTAATGATGTCTGTAACATCAGATGTCGATTTTTGAGAGCCTGATGCTTGAATTTCGGTGTATTTCATACCTTTGGGCAAAACAACAAGCGCATTTTCTTCATTGAAATATGACTTGAACCGGTTGCCATATAAGTCATTAAGAGCTTTGTTCCAATCTTCATTATTGGAAGGATTCATCGAAGAATCCATTATACCTTTACGGCCGCCCGCTCTTTTGTATTTCTTCATTGACTGATTTATAAGTTCCGTATATCCCTGCATAAGATTTGAAAGTAAACCTCTCATATCTTTATTTGAATATTTGAAATACATTACATCTTTCTCGTAAAATGTCTTGTTGAACGTAAAGTCATATCGTGAAACAGATGTATATTTATTGGGATAGAGAGCTTTTGGTTCCCTGTAAAAATCATCCGCAATAATCAATTGTTTGCTGTTTTCAATAACTAATGCCTCATTATGATAAATGAGTTTTGAAATAAGCTCCCGCTTGAAATCAGCTCCGCTCTGATTGCCGTTTGGTTCATAATTCCAAAGATAATACTCATGTCCTTCTGTTTCTTTTCCGTTTACCATTGTTTTAAATTTGCATTTTGAAATTAGCCCTGCAATTAGATTTACTGCTACTTGAATAGCGAAATCTTCAATCGCAAGAGCATAAATCAGCTGTTTTTCTGCTTTTTGCTCCAGAATTATCTCTGTTTTATTCAAACCAAATTTATCAACAAGAAAATCAATAGCTCTCATTTTAATGCTCCTTAATAAGAATAGCTCTGCACTTCCACATATTTACTTTCACTTGTATCTTCAAGCCCTTCGCTTGCACATATAGCAGCAACAAGAGCCATAAAGCCGTCAGTCATTCGGGCATTGGGGTCTTTTTTCTTAAATGTCATATTACCATCATCATCAGTATCGATATATGTATTGTTTGCAAACCAGTTCATAAGAGGGTTAATTCCCCAGACTATCTTATGATTGTTGAATAAGCTCTGAATAACCGGGGCATATCTCATCATCGTAACTCTTTTTGTCAGCATAACTTTGTTTTTATCGTCAACATCGAAATCATGTTCAATAAGACATTTTCTAAAAAGAGTAACCCTGAAATTATCCATACCAAGCTTTGTAATAAGATATTTTGAAGCTCTTTCACAAACCCATTCAACAGGAGTGTCAGGTGGGATCTCGACAGTGTCGACAATTGTTAAAAGCCCTTGCCGCTCCCAATCTTCAAGCGGGGCTTTCACCCTCTTTATATTAGGCGAATTGCGGCAAACCCACGAATGAGTTATCCAGTAATAAACCCCTTCTTTCAAGAACAGGAAACCTGCCGAAACCATATCGGTTGTTTTAGCATAGTCAAACGCAGCGATGCATTCAGCACCTGTCAGATCGGGAATTTCTCTGTTTGCGGCTTTGATATTTTCCCATGCTGTTATATCCGTTCCTTTTACCATCGGAGGAAGATCCATGCGCTTTGTCATGAATTCGTTTGTAAGAGCCGGATTTATTTTCTGTTCTGCATATTCTCGTCTTATCTTTTCAAGAAGAGTCGGAAAATATCTTAATGATGGATTCGCTTTGTGCCAGTTTCTTTCATCGTCAACCTCGTTTTTATCATCCAATCGACAGATAAAAATCAAACAGCCTAAATCGTCGGCATCTTTAAAAAGAACATCTTCAGCCCATTCGAGCTTATCATCAAGCGGGCCGCCTCTAACATTTCCATTGGTGGTTATAATCCATTCTCTGGGAAATTGAACTTTACCTAAGCCGGTCTTTGCAACAGAAATCAAGACGTAATTTTCGTAAGCATGATATTCATCGAAAATAACCATGCCCGGCTTGCCGCCGTCTTTGGTCTTTGCATTGCTTGTTCGGTATCTGATTTCAGAATTTGTTTTATTGTTTTTAATGATTTCCTTGTTCCAATAGAACTTCTTTTCAAGCTTGTTGTCTTCAAGTACATCTCTGATTTCATCGGGGCTTGTTTTAGCTTGGTCTTCATTGGTAGCAAAGATATCAATGTTATATTTTTTTATGCCGTGTATAGGCGTTATAAGCGCAAAGCTGACAAAGGATATAAAACCGTTTTTTCCCGTTCCTCTGCCGCTCATCATAAACAAATCCGGGAATCTCAGCTGTCCGTCTTTTTTATAAAGGCAGAGGGTTAAAGCAATTAAAAATACTTCCCACGGAAATAATCCGAAAAGGAAGTATCTTTGCAAGTTCATATATTTGTCAAATTGTTCCTGATTGAAATATAACTCTTCAGTATTCCACACTCGCTCTACTAAATCACAGAGCGCAAGTTGTTCTTTGCACGATGGAAAGGGACCGTCACGTACAAGGTCAATGTATTCCTGAACCTCTTTACAGATTATCATCTGCATCATCTTCCGATTCAATAGAATTCGGGTCAAGCTTAAGCTTATCAATTATTGACAGCATCTGCTTATTGGTGTTTATCAAGTTTTTCACCGATGGATTTTCTTTCTGCACCATAGCACCCTTAGAGTTCACCTCTTCAAACGTAATACCACGTTGTTTAATGTCCCGTTTGCAGGAATTTTTCACATCGAAAAGTGACATATAATCATCAATTAAATCCTCAAAAACTGCAATGTTTGCATGCTTTTTTTCGAGTTGTTTCAGAAGTGACTCTTTTATTAACTTTTTCTTTGATTTTTTCATAAAGCCGCCTCCGAAAAAGCTTCACGCGCGCGAGACATCGGAATTGAGTTACCTTTTACCCCGATATTCCAAGTGCGAAAAATTTTCGAATTTTTTGACCCGGGGGGGATAATTTTTTTTACCAACGTTCATCGTCCCATCGCTTTGGCTTAATATATTTTTTGAATTTTTCAGGATGTTCTATGTTGTGACACTCCGAGCAAAGCGATTCGAGATTTTCATTATCAAAAGCAAGTTCAGGTGCAACCTTTAAATGCTTGATGTGATGAACAGTTGTCGCACGTCTAACTAAATGCTGTTCCCTTCTGCATTTCTGACATTCATAATGGTCTCTCTCTAAAATATATTTTCGCTTTTCTTTCCATTCGCCACAAAGATAGAACTTCTCAGCAGCAATAAGCTCCAGTATTCTACCGAGTTCCATATTGCCCGCCCCAAGCCCTGCGCAGTCGCTATGCCACGCTCTCTGATTTTAAATAAAGCACAGCACCCCACAGTCAATTCAAACTGCAGAGTGCTTAAAGGAGGAAAGAGAAAAAAAGAAGGTTTCTTTCTGTTTCTTCGCAGTTTAAATTATAAAGTAGGTTATGAGTGACATTCAATGACATCTTTATTTACTTGTTCAAAAACGGTCAAAGCTTTTTTATGTAATCGCTTAATGTGTCTTTCGCAAAAGCCCATATCTCTTGCAATGCTCTCCATAGTCATAAATTGCAAATATCTTTTTTTGAGGATAAGGTTGTAATCTGCATTTTCAACTTTGTCAATGTGTTTTCTCACCTCAATGCGTGCGTCAAGCATTTCAGAGTTCTTTTTTCTTATCTCATTTTCAAAGTCGACAATCCTCTCAACAATCTTTGCGTATGATGCATTATCAGCAGAATGTGAGTTTCCTCCAGCTCCGCATGATGGCAATGAATCTTTCATCTGATGCAACTTCGCAAGTTCCTGCATATGTTCACCAATAAGCTCATTTATCCTATAAGCTCTGTTAAGATAATCTTTAGCAGTCATAAGAATCTTTCCTTTCGTTCTAAAAATGTACACATTTACAAGGCGTATTCAAACCAATTTACTCGGTTCGCTTTTTTCGCTTCTTTTTATTCAATTGCTCTTCTTGCTTTTTCACATATTTGAAATATAAATAACCATATTTTGTAGCTTTTGATTCAACAAATCTATATCCATGCGGTGCTCTCGGATGCCGATGCACCGTGTATTTGAATTCAATTTCAACCGGCTCGTCCTTTTCAGGCTTCTTTGCATTTCTTGTTTTGAAATAGTAATGTCCGCCCTGCTCCTCTGTCCAATGATTAAAGAGGTAATTTGCAAGCCCTGTGTAATCCTGACCGCAGTCAACATTGTTATAATAGTTCTTTTTTCTCAAATGCTCGATGCGCTTAACCTTGCCGTAATACCATTGTTTTTCAATAAGCTCCTGCGGAACGCCCTCAGAAACCATGTGGAAATGGATTCTGTTTGTTCCCTTTCCCCTACCTTTATAGAAATAAATAACGCTGTCAGGTGCAGCGTATTTCAATCGGCGAATGAAATTCTTCTTTATTCTCTCTGCTTCTTCATATGTATGTACTTCCCAATCATCATCAAAGGTCAATGTGCTGTACAAAGAGGAAGGTGAAAAATTTGCGTTAAATTCCTGAGCGTGTTTTTCACGGGCTCTTTTGAGGTTAAATTGAATTCTGTCTTCAATCGTTTCAAATCTTGGTTTTTTCGGTTTATCATTATTGACATCTTTAATTTTCACTGAGCGAGGATATATCATTTCTTCGCAAACTTGCCCGCTCCACGTTCTTGATAAAACATAATCTCCCATTTCTCACCCTCCTATATAATTATGTAATTAATACACTGGTCTAAAATGTTCAATCGGTACCTTTATATATCTCCGTTCTTTAAATTCAATATTTCTGAGTTTAATCTTTGGATATTTCTTTAACTCCATATATGTTTTATTTTTCTGCTGTTGCCTTAAGGCTTTTTGTTTTCCTTCTTTCAACAACGATTCCGTTCTTGCTGTTCGTTGAGATTCTTGCCGAACCTACGCCCGGAATTGTGGTCTGAACACTTTTAAGCTTGCTATCAGCAACCAAGTCAACAGCCTTATGAAGGAATGTTATAAGCTCCTTCTCTGCCGTTGTTTCCCACTCTTTGGAATCTGTTCCGAATATTTCATTAACAAAAGTTTTTGCCCTCACCTTCTGTTTTTTGAGACGGACATATTCTTTCGCATCATAGCAATTGCAATCTTCGGTTGCTATTTCATCAGCTTCAGCCTGCGTTGATGCTCCATCAACCGTGCCGGCAGAAATTTGACCGCAGAATTTACAACTACCAAGAAATCTCTCTTTTTCTGTCATTTTTTATCTCCTTTTTATTTTGAAAAGAATTCATTTTTACAATAATCGTTGAAACGATCACACCATAAGCAACATTTGCGGCAATGCTTTCCTTTGGTGAAAAACAACTTAATTCTTAACTTGGCATTATTGAGTTTCTTTGCAAATTTCATCGGTTACACCTTCCTTTTTAAGAATTTGAGCAATCTGTTTATCAAAATCATTTATTAAGCCTTCACAGTCTCCGAATCTTGCGTGAGATTTCCATGAGCTGTAGCACTGTTCAAACTTTTCAAGGCTCATTTTACCTTCAACAACAAGGCGTGCCATTTTCTTGTATTTGCGAAAGGCATTGCGTTTGTTTTCGTTGCGGATTCGTGTAACGGTTTTTCCGTGGCTTACATAGGTGTGAAACCCCAAAAATTTTATACCGTTCTTGATGGGCATTATCTGTGTTTTACCGTTCAGCGAAAGATGCAGCTCATCAATATGACCTTCAATAACTTTACGGCAATGCTTGAGATAATCCTTGCTGTGATGAATCAGATAAAAATCATCCATATAACGGCCGTAATACTCTATTCCAAGCTTGTCCGTTATCAAAGTGTCAAGGCTGTGCAAATACAGAAGCGCAAACACCTGTGAAGATTGATTTCCGAGAGGCAGTCCTTTACCCTCTGTGCTGTCTATAATCAAATCGCAAAGCCACAAAACACCTTCATCATCAAAATAATTCCGCAAAATGCGTTTTAAAATATCGTGGTCGATAGTATAAAAGAATTTTGTAATATCGCCCTTAAGGATATATCCGCTTTCACCATGCTTGAGGTTATAATCGAGCATATCCTGCTTCAGGGCGTTAATTCCGAACAATGTGCCTTTGCCTTTTTGCCCGGCAAAGTTGTTACGGATAAACACCTCGGCAAGCTTCGGACACAGCACATTGTCACAAAGGCTGTGCTGAACGATCTTATCCTGAAACTTGCCCGCTTTTATCAGCCGTTCTTTAGGCTCATAAACCTTGAATTCCGTATATTCGCCTATTGTGTATTGCCTTGTTTCAAGTGAATTTTTAAGGCGGTTTATTCCGTCAAGGGCCATTGAATTGAATTTTGCGGAGCTTTGGCGGTACCCTTTGCCACGTTTCGCTCTGCAGTATGCTTTATAAAGATTTTCAAAAGATGTTATTTTTTCAAAATCTGTCATAATAAATCAAAGGGAAAGGCTGTGCGCTCTTTTGATGATGGTGCACTGATTTCGGCTGATGCCTACTCTGTCTCACATTCCACCAGAACGGGCGAACACCGCCGCTGTTGTTGCAATTGTTGTTGTTGAGTATTCCATTGTTGTTGACGCAGCGGACACAATAAAAAGGCTACAGCACACAGCCTGTGCGTTATCTTTCTTTATCCCTTTTCCTCCATGCCAAAGTCATTCTCTTCACATCCGACACAAGCCCCGACCAATACTCGGCTCTGTCATAAGAAAGTATTCCGAGACGAACGGAAAGCTCGATATAAAACTGCAGTTCCTCACAATATGTAATTGCTTCGGTCTGAAGCTCCTGCCTCCTGCCTAAATCTTTAAGCAATGTGCGGTTTGCCTCAAGCAGTTTATTGTGGATATGAAGGCTTTTGCAAAGCATTTCGTTAACTATGTTAAATCTGTATTTTTTAGGGAACACCTTATCGTTTGATGCTACCCTGTATGTATGTTCTGCAAGATCTTTTGCTTTCACAATCACCTGCAGTCCTTTTCCGTCACTCATTGTCAATCCTCATCAGATACAGAGATTGAAGATTTTAAGATATAAAACGGGCGAACACCGCCGCTGATGTTGCAAAAGTCGTCGTCGAGTATACCATTGCTGAGGACGCAGCGGACACAATACGTCCACGTCTTACTTGACAATGCAGTAGCAGTCCACCACCATCTGCCAGGATTATATTTATCGAGAATTTCAACAAACTCTCTGAACTGTTCTGTCGTCAAAAGGCTGATTTTATCTGTAACTGTACCGTAATCCTTGCGGCCGTCATCGGTTGTAAGGTCAACAGTGTGCTCAACAATATTCTCTGCACCGACTTCAGCTGCAAGCGTCTTAAGAAACTTTGTATTCAGATCATTTCGAATATCGCTTGCAACATAGTTTGCCGTATCTTTGTCAAACCTTGAAGTTTTCCAAAAATCTTTGAGAAGGCACTTTGTTGTACCATTCTCTTCGTCATGAGAAAGAATTATATGTTCAAGATTTTCTGTTTTGAATGTTGTGCCTATGGCTTTTTCGGATAATTTCATTTCAGTTCCCTCCATTATTCAGATACAAAGATTTCAGAATTTAAGATACAAAACGGGCGAACACCGCCGCTGTCGTCGCAAAAGCTGATGCAGAGCATTCCACCGGTGTAGACGCAGCGGACACAACTTGTTTCCGCTTCATTAGACCACGCTGTTACTGTCCACCACCAACGCTCCATATTTTCGCCGATAACAGAACGGTATTTGCGATACATATCGGTTGTGATAAGACTGATTTTGTCGGTAACTGTGCCGTGAGCTTTGAAACCGTCATCGGTGAGCAAGTCAACTGTATGAAGAAATAGATTATCCTCACCGACAGTTTTTTCAAACTCTTTGAGAAATTCTCCGTTGAGATATTTGCGGATGCTGCTGTTTGCATAGTTGCATGAATTTTCGTCAAACTGCATTGACTTATCGAGCAGATTTTTGAAAAGAACTGCCGTGCCGTTTTCACAATGCTCAAGGATTATAAGCTCCGTTTCGCTTACCTTAACGATTTTACCGGGCTCATATTCCTTCAGGCGTTTTTTCTGCTGAAGGTGCATTTTGAGATCTTCGGGGTTGATGTGAAGAATTATTTCATCTCCTGTATTCTCAACCTCAGCTTTGATTGTTGTTTTGATTTTCGGGAAACACATTGGTTTCTTCCTCCTTTTACATATAATTTTCGTATTTTTTCTCACTTTTTGTCATTTATTATTAAACGACGAAAGCGAGTATTACTTATGAAAATTGAAGAAGCTGTATCTTTCAGAAAGCCTCTTGCGGTTAAAGAAATATTGATGTTTTCAAACGGTGACTGTTTTCCCCTGTGTCCTCGATGCGATACCACTCTCGAGCGAGAATATCAGCATTACTGTGACCGTTGTGGTCAATGCCTTGATTGGAAAGAGTTTTACCGTGCGAAAATTGTCAGATGGATGCCGAAGGATTAATTTTCTGAACCCTTCATAAAACTTTCAAGAACAGTCTGCCTTGTTGTTTCGGGCAGGCTATTTTTGTTTGCTTCAGGCAAAGCATCTTTTACCTGAATCTCATAAAGGTTGTTCCATAGATATCTTATAACCTTGAGCATATCATCCTTTTTGATTGCCATGTGTGTAGGGGCGTTCATCACTTTATAAATCGCAAGAGCCTTTTCTATGTCGGAATATTTATTGCTGTCGATTTGCATAAATATTGCCATTGCTTTACCGAAGTTCATATTATCCGTCCATCCTTTTTCCACACATTTCAACTACATGATCAGGTATATCCGAAACGGAAATAAGCCCTGCATCGCTTTTATCAACAAGAAGTTTTGCAAACTCTTTCACACCGTCTTCGAATCCTTTATTGTATTGCTGACGGTCATATTTCAAGGCATTCAAAAGTTCTTCTTCATCAACATTTACATGTACACCTTGAACCGCTTTATAAATCAACGCATCATTTTCTTTGTCGAAACGAACTGTATGTTGCATCGACATTTCGAAAATTTCTATTGGCGATTTATACATTTTACTCACCTCTTTGATACCAAGGTTTAAAATTATTAATTGTTTCAAGCAGATTATCACTTTTACCATCAAAACAAATTGCCCTATCATCGATATAAACAATTGCAGGAGGCTTCTCTTTCATCACTTTATCAACTTCGATACCGTGCTTCTGAAGGTATTCGGTAATTGCTATTTGTCCGTAATAGTTTTCGCATCGGGTCGAGACAACAACAACCTCGTATCCTGCTTTTTTGATTTCTGCTATGGCTTCCTTTATACCTTCAACGGGCTCATCAGGGATTTCAGTTATTCCCATCCAACCGCTTTTATAACTGTGAATTACACCATCAAAATCAAAAACTACTGTCTTTTTCATCATTTCCCACCTTCCTTTGTGTCGGCCACTTCAAGGCAATCTATACAAGCTCTTGCTGTATCGAGTGCATCAAGAGCTTCCTGGATAGCCTTTTGAGAAAACAGCCTTTTTTCTTCTGATTTGTTGAAAACAAATTCCATATGTTCATCCGCTTCAATTACTTCTGCGGTCACAAAAGCCTTTTCATCTGCATTAAATTCAGTAACCCTCTTGTTGAGCTCTTCATCTGACCACTTCAATGCTCTGAAAACACTTGTCAACTCGCCTGACTTTTTATTTCTGTAAAATATCAGTTTCATTTCAACACCTCCACATAGCACCATGACTGCGGCGGTCGTTCGAGCGACTTGCATCTGTTCTCTCTGCGTTCATAGCACACAGAACAATCGGTACCCTTGGGTTTATTGCAGGCAAGAAAGAACTCGCTCAATTCCTTCGGTTTGTCATAGATAACAAGGTTAGAAATATGTAAACCGTATACGGTCTTTTCATCTGCATAATCAAGAAGTTCAAAAACATCGAGCATTGTTCTGAGGTTCGCCAAAACTGTGTAGTTTCCGCACTCAGCAACAGTGATTTTATCACATACAAACACTCCGATAATCTTGCCTAAAAGCGGTTGCATTAAAAACTGATATTCCTTCGGGATTTTGGCAAAAGATTTTTTATCTTTACTACAATATACCTTTACGGTTTTATCCCAATTTTCGGCTTTGGGATAGTTCTTTCTGATTTCAACCGTCTTTTTCTTATCGATGTTCCAACCCATAGCTTTGGCTATAATCAGAAACACCCAATACGGCTGAATACTGATTAATATTGATTTCATAATATTCTCCTATATTGAAAAATCTTTGTAGCTTGTTCCTTTTTCCATATGCGCCCTTGTTGCTGCGGGTCTTTGCCACATTCTTGCCCATGCGTTCCAATCAGCATCATATTCGGTCTTTTTATCAGAGAAATCTCTGTAAAGCTGAACAAACGGCATAGCTCCTGCATCATAAACAGCCTGTGCTCTTGCTTCGTCTTTGTCACGGTCTTTTCCGTAAGAAAGAACATAACATTTGATTTTCTCGCGGTTAAATCCTGCTTTTGTAAGTTTTTCGCAGGCTATTTTAAATTCAGGTAATTTTACATCGGTATCGCAAGCGAGCCATAATTCGGATATTCTTAAATCTGATATACCGTTTATAAAATGGTCATCAATCAGATCTGCTTCTAATCCGCCCTTAAAACAAATAGCTTTCTGATGCTTTAGCATTTCAAATACCTTGTCTTTGTGATGTCGGCTCGCTTGCAGGAAATTGTTGTCTTGAATTATGTTGCCTTCACAAATCGGCAGCTCTTTCAATCTGCCTTCAAGTTTCGGGACGCAACACCATGGGCAGTTATTATTGCATCCTCTTGTTGTGAAGATGATATTCTTTTTGATATACATTCCCTGCGTGAAGTTTTCAACACAGCTACCGAAAGCAGGGCCGCCGAGTTTCACAGGTTTATTTGTTCTGCCTTCCCATTGAAAAGCAAGCTCTTCACAGTATGCTTTATCCCAAGTAAATGTGCAGGATATATGTATTTCTTTGTGTTCAGGAATAAGCAAGCCAGGCATACCGACAAAAGCCATATCGTCATCAGGTGTATATGAGGTCCTTCGTGGAAAAACTCTGATTATGTCAAACATAATACCTCCCAAACTCAATCTGATTGTTTGCCTCAAAGTTAAACCATATTTTTTCAATACGGTGTAATCCCATTTGCGCTGTTGTTTCTTTTTCGGCCATGTTCCATTCAGAAAGTACCTTGTTATACATTGAGTTATCATAACCGCTTAATATGATTTTGGATTTACTGTTTTTAAGTATCTGCAGTAACTCAATGTGCTTTTCATCGTTCATTTCAACTTTATACATATTGCTTTTTCTGAGCCTTTGAATATAAGGCGGATCACAATATATCAATGTGTCTTGACTGTTGTATCTTTCAATAAGGGTCAATGCATCAGTATTTTCAATCTGAGCATCTTTAAGTCTTTGGCAAACAGCCTGTACCACCTCGGGCAAATCGTTCCACATTGTTGCACAGCGAGGTCCGCCATAAGTTTGTACGTTTCGCCAACTATTTTTACTGCTGTTACTTGTTCCGAAGCTTTGATGGTATCGAACAATGCACCTTCGAGCGTTTTCAATCGGATTATCTGTCATCTGATAACATTTTTGAAATTCTTCCCTTGAGAACGACGTGAGCATTATTGCCCTTGCCAGTTCTTCCGGGTAATCTCTGCACACCTTAAATAGATTTACAATATTTCCGTCTAAATCATTTATTGTTTCTATGTAAGAAGGCTCTTTTTTGAAGAAAAGTGCCCCAGAACCGAAAAAAGGTTCAAGATATACCTTGTGTTCGGGGAAATATGATAATATCCAATCAGCAATTCTCCATTTGCTGCCAGGATATTTTAATAGCGATTTTATAACACTTCACCGACCTTTAAAATCAGCGTCTCTCTCAACTCATCAAGAGCGTTATATTCATCCACTGTCAGAATATCATATACGTCGTCGTAACTTTCAACTTTTCGCAGAGCTTCAATAAGCTCCTCTGCATATTCTTTTTCGAGAATAATTGTTACTGAATTATCCATATTTCCTCCCTTGTCCCGCCGCTTTGCTGATTTGCACGAACATAGTAAATTGAATTTTTGGTCATAATTGATATTAAATTTTGAAGCAAGGCGGCAGGTATTTATGACTAAGCGATATCTTTCAACCGCTTATCAACAATTTTTTGATAAACACTCAATTCCATTCCTTCACACAAAGCAATAATATCGAGTGCTTCGCACAGAAGCTTTTCAAAATCTGCACCAGGTCCGATTCTTTTAATAAGATCCGAGAGCTTTGCTTCTGCTGCTTTAATGTTATTCTGATAAGAAATATAAGCTCCGAGATTGAGCAGTCTGCCTTCACGCAGTTCATCAAACCTTAAACGAGCCGCCGCTTTCTGTGCTGTGGCTTCGTTCTTTGTTATAAGCCTTTTGCCGTAAGCCTCACCGATTCCGAAAAGCTCATAATATGCCATTCTTTCCTCGGGTGCGGCAAATTCGGGCAGTCTTTTTCCGGCTACGGTTAATTTGTAGATGTCATTAAATTCAAGCATAAGCTCTCCCCTTTCTCTCAATTACAAACACGGCAATTTTCCGTGTGCATAAGTCAGAGAGGGCGATTCTCACCGCCCTCGGGGTTATTTACTTGCTGTAATAGATTCTGACATTGTTGTTTTTCGAGTAACCACAATCTCATCTTTGCCGTTGATTGATATTGTGGCTTTTCCTATACCGGGAATTGTGAAAGTTACCGATTTGAGCCTGTATTCGGATATTTCATCAATGACTGCATCCATTATTTTTATAAGACTTTCCTCTGCTATACTGTTCCAACATTCAGCAGTTTCGACAAACAGCTCTCTGACGTTACTTTTTGCTTCTGCTTTCTGCCTCATCTGAGCTTTATACTGCATAGCGGAAGGACAGCGACAATGTTGTGATGCTTTTTCGTCAGCTTCTTCTTGTGTGTCTGCGTCCGTAATATCAGTTCTTATCTGTCCGCAAAACTTACAAACGCCAAGAATTTCTTTTGTTATTACTTCTGCCATCGGTCAACCTCTCATCTTATGCCAATCTGTCATGACCTTCACGCCTATGTTGTTACTTTCCCGGGCAATCTGTTCCGATAAAGACGGTTTGTAAAGCCAATTCATAAACCACACAGACCTTTTAAGCCTTACGGCTATTGCTTTTCTTATTCTCATAATCAGTTTTGAAATCCACTTGCGGAATCTTATTCTGTACGGCATTTCAAATTTGATAATTACAGGTTCAAAAATAAAACCTATAATCAGCAGCACAACAGCTGCAAAAAGCAAATATGTTTTTATAATTTCAATAAAGATTTCAGGAAACATTTTCTTTTTTCTCCCTTCTTTTATAAATAGGTTCAGCCTCAAGCGACATTTGCTCAAATTTATCAAGGCTGTAGCTTGCATTCTGACCTTCGGGCTTGTCCGCAAGGGTTGTTAAATCATCCTCCCAACGGTGACCGTTGAGCCAGGTCGAGGCGTGAGGAACAAGTGAGGCGGTTTTCCATTGCTCTGTTTTTTTATGTTCTGCGAGGGCGATTAGCAAACTCTCAAGCATCTTTCGGTCTTTACAAACCTTCTTGAATGCTTTGAAAGAATTGACTTTATTAACCTTCCGGGGATATTCCTTCCAGAACTCCTCAAACATCGCTTCTGTCTCGCTCTGTTCCTTCTGAGGATCTATGATTTCAATTTTTATCGGCTTTTCAATATCCTTCCACTCTTCAACGAAATATGCCATTGCTTCTTTTATGCCGATAACCTCATCTTCGTCCTCGGTATTCAGAACGACCTCAAATTTGATTTTTACTTTTGACATATTACGACACCCTCAAATTATTAATTTCATCTTTTATTTTGAGAGCTTCTTTTTCCGTAAGGCCTACAATCGTATCGTCTGATTTGCCTATAATAACCGCCATGCCGTATATATCATCTTCTGCACTCGGCAATGCCGCACAATATGTAGCTCTTTCGTTAACCTGAAGAGAGCTTTTCTTTCTTGCGTGGACCGAAAACATAGTCATCTGTCTGTCAAAACAATCAACACGGTCCTCTTTAATCATTGGACCTATTTTTTCGCGAATGATTGCTGCTGCCTTTTCCATTGAGTTAAACCCCTTGAGGTATACCTCCTTATTAACAGGCACTACAACCAAATATCTGTTTGCCATTGTTATCCTCCTGGTTTATCCGTATTTTTTTATAAGCTCTGCTTTTTTCTTCATACAAGCAGCCCTCTTGGGAAAAACAAAATCACTTTTGTTTTCACACTCATACAAATTCTTACAGCTGTTGCAGGCACCACTCATAACGGCCCATTGTATCGCCAAACCTTCTGCAGTTTTATCTGCCGAATATGGCTTGTCGAAAACAACAACATTGGTATTGCTCATGCTTAATCGTTTTATCTCCTTTGTGGTGAAATAGGGTTTGCGTTCCTTATGATGCTTTTGAGCATCTCTGCGTGTGACGGTTCTTAAAATCAAGAAAGGCTTCACGGGAAATTCTGATTGTGTCGCCGTATCGGATTATTTCAAGGTCACCGTTGGTATAAGCCTTGCGGATGAAGCTTTCTGAGGCTCTCATTGCGGCAGCCGCTTCAGATACAGTTATAAGCTCCGGGAGCTTTGAAAAATCATAAACATATTCAGGTGGTCTTTTCATATTCTTCTCTCCTTTTTATTTGTGGTGTGGTGAGGTTTGCGTTCCTGCTATTTAGTCAGCCTACCTAACTTGCGTTTTGCGTAAGTTCTTCTGTAAAAAAAATTTCCATTGCTCTATTTCGGGAAAGTTCAAGAATCTCAACAATTCTTAAAATAATGTAATACGGCATTTTTGAATAATTTTTAAAGTATCCTCTAAGAGTATCTCTGCCAATACCAATAGCTTTTGCAAAAGAAGTTTGATTATATCCTTTGCCAACCATTTCTTTATTAAGCTCCGTTATGTTAACTTTATACATTTATTCACCTCCTTGCAACTTTCGTAAAACGCAAGTTTATAATAACACCCCTTTGCAAGAATGTCAATACTTTTTGCGAAAGTTTTTTTGCTAAATGCAAGAATTTACTTGCATTTAACGAAAGAGTATGTTAATATTGTCGTGAGGTGATTCAATGTCTTTAGCTAAAGTATTAAAATCAAGACGCTCTGAATTGGGATATACACTTTTAGAAATTGCTGATAAAATGGGCGTTTCCGAAGCAACTGTTCAACGTTGGGAAAGCGGTAATATAAAATCATTAAGACAGGGACGCATATCTCAGTTGGCAGAAATATTAAAAGTTAGTCCTGCTGTTCTGATGGGTTGGGAAGAAGAAAAAGCCCTCGAAACCGAAGTTTCGAAGGCTGACGAGAGGTTCGAAAAGATTTGGACTATGTACTCTGCTCTTTCTGATTCGGAGAAAGATGCTGCTGACAAATATCTTGCTTTTCTTTTAGAAAATCAGAAAAACGATTGATATTTTCATCATTAAGTTTTTCTATTATTTCTTTCAGTTCTTCTTTCGTCAACTGTACCGCCCCTCTCTGTATCGAACATCTGTTCGATATTCATTATAGCGAGTGATTTGCATTTTGTCAACCTCCAATTTGTTTTTTGATAAGCTCATAAAAAGCTTTCAAATATTAATGACAAAAAATGCAATTGTTACGCTGATTTTCCATTATTTCCTATATGTAGGAATAATTTACTTTTCAGAAATAAAAAAGAGTTCCGAGGGATGCACCCCCAAAGCTTCGGCTATCATGCATATTGTTAAAACGGTCGGATTGGTCCCGTTATTTTCAATCAGATTGATTTGACTCTTGCTGACCCCCGATTTCTCTGCAAGCTCGGTAATGGTTATGCCTGCCCTTGCTCTTAATTCATAAATTCGATACTCAATTTTCATATCATCACCTTTTATATTTATTTGTGATAAAAATATGAGTATACATAAAATTGGAAGGATATATATCAATGGGAATAACAAACAAATCGTTTTCAGAAGGTCAAAGAAAACTTTTTCAAAACGCTCATATTCTTGACACTGATTTAGTTGAAATATCCTATGTTGCAGCTTGTTGCCCTATCTGCGGAAAATACAGGGGCAGAATTTTCAGTATTACCGGAAAAGACTCTCGTTTTCCAAAACTTCCCGATGATTTCCACGAAGATTGTGGATTAATGGCTTTTCCTTTTATTTATGGTGTAAACGAACCGCAATATTGTAAGTCAAAAGACATTATAGGTTATAATAATCGTCCGTTTATAGATACTCGTACAGCCGAAGAAAAAATCAATTATAAGCTTAAGCTCCAAGAACAGGAAGATGAACGCCAAATGCAACAAGACAAAATTGATTATGATTGGCTCCTGGAACATCTGCCCGAAACTGCACCTAAATCTTTCGGAGCATACAGAAGAATGAAAAATTCTAACTCTCCCGGTTATCAAAAACTTATCGATGAAGCTCAAACCAAAGGTTTTTATCTTAAAGAAAAAGGAAGTAAATCTATGTATTGTCAAAATTGCGGTCAACAAATTCCCGATAATGTTATTTTTTGTTCTCATTGCGGAGCTCGTTTGCAAAATTTACAGCCTATTCAACAACCCGTATATACTCAGACACCTCCGCAGCCTCCCGTTATGAATGTTGCTCCGCCCGAACCTCCCCAGAAGCCCACAAAAAAATGGTATCAGAAAACACCGATTATAATTCTTGCTCTCATCCTCTTTTTCCCTGCAGGATTGTTCCTTATGTGGAAATACAGCGGTTGGAATAAAGCGGTTAAAATAATTATAACTGTTGTTCTTGCCCTTTTGACAATTGGTATTATCGCTTCCGATTCAGATCCCGAAGGTGATTCGACACCGCAAAACTCAGAAAGTAATATCTATGCCACACAATCAACAACTCCGGTTACTACTACAACGGCAGAAGATAAAGACGCATCTGAACTCACAAGCATTTCAAACCTCACTACCGATGAAGCAAAGGAAATTCTCAAAGACCTTAAAGCTGTCGGCTTCGACCATATTGACAATGCTGTAATAAATAGTGATCAGTCCAACGCTGATAGCGGAGCAAGTTTCACCGTTTCATATAACGGTTACTCAGCAATACTTATCGTAATCGAAAGAAAAACAGATTATATTGTTTCCGGTGATATCGTCTTGTACAAAGACGGAAAAGTTGTAAATAACATCAACAACTATACAATAAGTGATGCCGAAAAGGGCGAATTTATTTATTATGCAAAAGAGTATGTGGAACAGGGCCTTAAAGCTCCGTCAACAGCAGAATTCCCCGGCACAATCCTGGGAATAAGCGACTGGAAAGTATCTCGCAATAAAGATGTCGTAACTGTTCAATCCTATGTTGATTCACAAAACGGATTCGGAGCTATGATCAGAAGTAACTTCGCAGTTCAGATAAGTTATTCGAGTAAAACTTGTCTTTACTTAGAAATCGACGGAACTGCCGTTTACGGTAATCCTCAATAAAACATAAAAAAGCCCGTCAGTGCTACCAACACTGACGGGCAGGAACGCAAGCCCCACCTCACCACAAGGACAGGGTGCTCTTTAATTATAGCACCCTGTCTTGTAAAATGCAACCATTTTCAAGAAAGGATGTTATTTTTATGCCTAAAAAAGCAAAAAGAGCCGACGGCAGATATGCCGTACAGGTATATCTCGGAAAAGACGAATACGGTAAACGTATCATAAAAACCATATATGGTAACACTCAGAAAGAGGCAAGTGAAAAAGCTGCTGAGCTCAAAGCAAAGCTCGGTAAAGGTCTTGATATAAGCTCCAAAAATAAAACCTTCAAAGATTGGGCAAAGCTTTTTCTTTCAACTCAGAAAAGTTCGCTTTCCGAATCGGAATACAATACCAAAGAAAAAAGAATATCTTTCTTTTACTCTTATTTTGGTGATACACCTATTGAAGCTGTCAGACCGTACCAAATTGAAACAGCATTGAAAACTCTCGCAAAAGAAAACCCGGCAACAGGAAAACCTTCAGCCAAAAAGACCCTTGCTGCATACAAACAAGGATGCAGTCAGGTTTTCAGATTTGCCATTAAAAACAGAATAATCGAATACAATCCTGCCGACTATTCTGAGATGCCCAAGGATGCACCTAAAAACGAACGCAGAGCATTGACTGAAACAGAGAGAGGTTGGATAACAGAGCTTGATTCAAGCACGCAGAGAGCAAAACGTGCTGCAATGATAGCTATGTTCTGTGGCTTACGCCGTGGAGAAATGACTGCTCTTACCTGGAATGATATAGATTTCGAAAAAAAGACTATCACCATAAACAAGAGCTATGATTTTAAAAACAAGACACTTAAACTTCCCAAGACAGATGCAGGCATCCGCACGGTCCCGATGCCCGATACACTTGTTGATTTCCTGAAGACCGAGAAAAGAACAAGCATTTATGTTATTGTCACAGCAAAAAATAAAATGATGTCTATTGACTCTTGGAAAAGAGCTATACAGAGCCTGCTTGTAGACTTTGAAATAGCACACGGTACAGCGCAAGGCAAAGAAAAGAAGAAAAATAAGTGCGAGCCAAAACCCACAGTGTTTACCCTTCAGCCGTTCGGATGGCACGACCTGCGCCACACATATGCTACACTCTTATTTGAAGCAGGTGTTGATGTTCTCACTGCTCAATATCTTCTCGGCCACGCCTCTCCCCAAACCACAATGGAAATCTACACACATCTTTCCGACGCACAAAAAGACCGTTCCATAACCAAACTTAATGCCTTTTTATCCAAAAAAGACGAATTCAAGTCAAATTCAAGTCAGACGGGTTAAGAACCTCTTATTTATAGCCACTTTCAGGCGTTTCGCTACTTCACTCATAACCCGGAGGTCGCAGGTTCAAGTCCTGTCTCCGCAACCAATAAGAAACAGTCACCATTCGGTGGCTGTTTTCTTTTTTTTACTCAGGACTTGAAGGACGAGCGGCACAGAGCAACAGTCCGGTGGACTGTTGTGACCGCGAGCGACCAAGCGCCCGCAGGCGCGCGAGTCAAGTCCTGTCTCCGCAACCAACAAATAACAGATTATCGTCAGATAGTCTGTGATTTTTTCTTTTTATTCGAAACTTGCTCACTCGCAGAAGTGCGTTCAATGTCTGAAAGAAACAAACAGAAAGCCTTGAAGCCGTACGGTTTCAAGGCTTATTTTCAATTATAATCCGTCAAAATTATTCTCAACAAACTCAATCATTGCCTGTTCTTTATCCTGTTCAGGTGAGGCGATGTAATCAAAATCCGTATCGTAAAACCAAAGGTATACGATTTCTTTTGTATCGTCGTTATAACCGACGATGCCGAATTTATGGGGATAATCGCCGCCGTCGGCAACTCTCATATGAAATCCTTTATACTCAAACTCCGTTACGGGTATGAGATAATGACCTTCAAGCATATCGGATTCAACGGGTTCGGTGAGAAATTTATAAGTCTGCTCAACTTCATTTTTCTTTGCGATATAAAAATCGTCATATTTCACTTTGACCGTCATTGTGTCGGTAAAAAAGAACAGCAGGATTTTTTTATCGTGGTCGTATTTTACACTTTCATAACTTGCGAAACCGCTTGGCAAGAAATCTTCGGCTTCGTAGTATTCACGGTGATATTCATAGATATACCGTATGAAAGTCCACGATGAACACGACGATAACAGAAGCATCATTACCAAAGTG